TAGATGATATTGATACAAGTATTTTATCAAATATAACAACTATTAAAATGAGAAAAAATTTTACACCAAGTATAGCGTCTTCAACAAAATATGATATATATTTTAGAAACGCAATATGGGATCCACATGATAGTCATCCATCAGTTTTGACATCAACAGGATTTAAAGTTTCAGGTAGTAATGATGAAATGTTTTTAGATGATGATAGTAAAGGTAATGTTAGAAGATATTATCTAGTAAGTGGTGTTACAACATATGCTAACTCAACACAAGGTACTATTGATTATGAAACAGGTCAGGTAACTTTAAATTCATTAAACGTAGCTTCAATATCAAATATTAGAGGTGTTGTTTCTAATGTTATTGAATTAACTGCTACGCCAAAATCAAATGATATAGTTCCAGTTAGAAACCAAGTTGTAGAGATAGATGTTTCAAATTCAAACATAACTGTAGAGGAAGATACTTTTGTAGGCGGTTCATCCGAAGCTGGCGTAGGCTATACAACTACAACAAGTCATTAATAAACAATGGCGAAATTTGATAATAAAATTTCCAACTTAATACCGACTCAACTACCGGATTTCGTAGTTGACGATCACCCAAAATTTGTAGAGTTCTTAAAAACTTATTTTCAATTTATGGAGGCTGCCGAATTACAGGTAACTTCTATTCAAACTACAGACGGAATAACTTTAGAAAATCAAACAGGCGTTGTTAACAATTTAGTATTAGATGGTGGATCACTTGGTGCTGAACATACACAATTAGATTTAGATGATAAAATTATATTAGAAGATAGTACATATGGTAAATTTACATTTAAAGAAACTATAACAGGACAAACTTCTAAAGCAACAGCTACAGTATTAACGGAAGATTTAGATAATAATAGATTATTCATATCATCACAAGATAAATTTATAGTTGGCGAAATAGTTGTTGGTACAATTTCTAATGCGTCAGCTGTTGTTAATTTATATAGACCTAATCCAGTTAATACAATTCAACAATTAACAAACTTTAGGGATCCTGATAAAGTTATTTCAAATTTTTTAGATAGTTTTAGGGACGAGTTCTTTCAAACTATACCAGAAAATTTAGCTTCAGGATTAAACAAAAGAAATTTAATAAAAAATATTAAATCGTTATATAAACTAAAAGGCACACAAAAAGGCCACGAATTATTTTTTAGAATATTATTTAACGATAGCTCTGAAACATTTTATCCTAGAGAAAACTTGATGAAAGTATCTGACGGTAAATGGGATACTAAAACAGTTTTAAGAGTAATAGCTACACAAGGTAATACTTCATCTTTAGTTGGAAGAAAAATTACAGGTAATACTTCTAACGCAACAGCAATAATAGAACATGTTACTAAATTTTATATTGGTGCTAGTGAAGTTTCTGAAGTTACTATAAACAAAGATACTATCATAGGTACTTTTCAAGTAGATGAAGAAATACAAGGTACAGCAACTGATACAGACGATTATTATATTTTAGCAAATATTTCAGGAATACCAGGAACAAAAACAATTACTAATGACGGTAATTTATATACTACAGACGATATTATAACAGTCACAGGTGGTGGAGAACAAGCTGCTTTTCAAGTTAGTGATGTTGGTTCTGGTAAATTAACGGAAGTTATTGTTGACGCCGGGGGTTCTGGTTATGAAATTGGAGATGAATTAAGTTTTGTAAATACAGGAACATTTGGATCAGGTGCTAAAGGTGTAGTTACTGTTGTTAATGGTGCTGTAGCACATGAAGATACAGATCATGTAGTATTAGAAGATCAGACAACTTCAGGAGATCATCTTACAGGAGATAAAATTGTTTTTGAATCAGATACAGGTACAGGAGATATTACAGACGTTTACTTATATAATGGTGGTGACGGATATAAAACTTTACCAACAGTTACGGTAACATCTTCAACTGGTGCAAATGCAAACTTATTATCTTATGGTACAGAAGTAGGAAAAGTTTTAGGAATAACAACAACAAATTTAGGTATTAAATATCAAAATTCTCCTACACCTCCAACATTATCTTTTGTAAATAATTTATTTTTGATAGGTGTTACAGGAAGTTTTGGAACCGGATTAACTTTAACAGGTGCTTCTTCAGGTACAACAGGATTAATAACAGATTGGGATTCAGATAGAAATATATTAAAATTAAAAAATGTATCAGGTACTTTTCAATTAAATGAAACAGTATCAACTGGAGGAGGTGATGGTACTTTAAAATATTTAGATTTAACTACAACAACTGTAGATGTCACTGCTGTAGTAGATACAGATGGTACTTTCTTAAATGAAAAAGGATTCCTTTCAGAAAATACTATGAAAGTACAAGATAGTTTATACTATCAAGATTATTCTTATGTATTAAAAGTAGGTAACTCAATTAATTTATGGAGAGACGCATTTAAAAAAACAATGCATACTTCAGGTTTCTATTTTACAGGTCAAGTTGATTTAGAGAGTAGAATTAATATGCAAGTTAGCATAGCAGAGGCTCTTAACACAGGTACAATTGGCGAACCAATAATTTCAATGATGAAATTAATATTTTCTACTGTATTTGGTAGAAGATTAGGAACAATAGATGATGGAACAAGTTTAAGAGAAGATCCATGGACTGCTTCTACAGAAGTAATAAATCCATATTTTCCTTCTACAACTAGAGCTGTGACTTTAACAAGAGCGCCTATAGGTGTTAAATTAAATTTAAGATTAAGAAGAAAAGTTGGAACGAACAAAAATATAAATCAAGGATTTGCATATTGTGGTCCTAGATTTGCTTCAATAAACAAGTGGGTTAATACAGCATATGGTGTTACTGTCAATAGAGCAGGTGGTATTAATAGTACATCTGGTATTACTTTTGATAGATTAAACGAATTAAAGGTTATTGGTACTAGATCAAGTTTAGATGGTACAACAGCTCTACTTAATATGATAAGTGGTACTAATGTAAATGAAGATGATTATGGTTTTATGTTAAAGACCAACTTCACTTTTCCAGCAGATATTACATTTTCTGGTATAAACGCCGAAACATCGTTTAGTGGTGATACTAATACATTTGATAGCAGAAATGAAACATTTGACCAATACGATAGGTATTGGGCAGGAGATGAATCGTTTAGTGGTGGGATAAATAACTTTGATAGTACTAATGATAGATTTGACCAAACAGACTTATAAATAAAATTGTAAATAGTGACACAATGAACGTATAAATATAACTATAAATAAAGGTACAAATGGCAAAACAAACAATAAACATCGGTTCAGCTCCAAATGACGGTACAGGTTCTACTATTAGAGACGGTGGTATTTTAATCAACGATAACTTTAGCGAAATTTATACTGCTTTAGGAAACGGTACAACTTTAAGTACTGGTATTATTACAGGTAAACAAGAGGGAACAAACTTTTCAAACTCTTTAATGATCGGTCACTCGGTGACAGGTACTTTGAACGCAGCCCAAGAAAATGTTGCTGTTGGTAAAACATCTTTAAGAGCAATTGTTTCAGGAGATGATAACGTTGCCGTGGGTTTTTCAGCTTTACAATCAGTTACAACTACAAGTAAAAGTACAGCTGTAGGTCACTCAGCAGGTAAAGACGCAACAGGAGAAAAAAATACTGTTATAGGTTCAGACGCAGGTTTAAGAATAAATACAGGACAACTCAACACTTTTGTAGGTCATGGTGCAGGTCAAACTATAGAAACTGGATCAGGTAATGTCATTATAGGAAATGCTTCTGGTAATACTGCCAGTGAAACTAGAGCAATGATAATTGCAGGTTGGGATGGTACGACAACTACAACTTGGTTAGAAGGAGATAGTACAGGCGAGGTAGTAGTATTCGGTAACCCAACAAAAAATTTAGGTATTGCAACAAAACAATACGTTGATTCAAATATTACAGCAAATGATGAATTAACTGAAATGAACGATGTTGTTTTGACAAGTATTGCAAGTGGCGACATTTTGCAATGGAATGGTAGTCAATTTGTCAATTTTGCTTTAGGTACAATAGGTACTATGGCTGGTCAAAATGCCAATGCAGTTAGTATAACTGGTGGTTCTATCACTATGGCTAACTTATCTAATGCGTCAACTCTACTAGTAAAAAATTCTAGTGGCGTTACACAAAAAACAATTATAGGAACAACATCATAATGCCAGCGATTATAACAACAAAATTCAGAATTAATAATAGTGAACAGTTTCACGAATCTTTCACGGAAGCTTCGCCAAACATTTACTACCTAGGACTTGGAAGACCTCAACCTTGGGGTACTTTAACAAGAGCTGATTCTCGTACAGATTACGAAGGAACAGATGGAGCTCCAATAACTCCAGGCGACAGTGTTGTTGCAGAGTTCAATACCTACGATGATTTATTAGCAGCTAAGAAAATTACAACTTCAGATATTTCTTTTGCAATACCAAGAAGAAATTGGGCAACAGGAACAACATACGATATTTACAGACACGACTATAACGAATACGTAACAGGTAGTACATCTATAAGAGTTACTGCTAATAGTGGTGCAACAATTTTACATGACGCTAATTTCTATGTATTAACTACAGACAGAAATGTTTATAAGTGCATAGACAACGATGGTAACACAGCTTCAACTACTGAGCCATCTGGTACATCAACAACTGTTATAACAACTGCTGACGGATATAAATGGAAATACATGTTCACTATGTCAGCTTCTCAACAATCAAATTTTTTATCAACAGACTTTATGGGAGTATCAACTAACTCAACTGTTAGTGCAGCTGCTATAGACGGATCAATTGATTGTATAAAAATTAAAGCAAGTGGTTCAGGTGGAGCAAACGGTACACATTCAGTTACTATTAAAGGTGACGGATCAAGTGCAACAGCTAATGTTGTAGTTGCAGGTGGTATTGTTACTTCGGTAACTATGACTAATGTTGGAACAGGTTACACTTTTGGTACAGTTTCAAATACAGAAATTGTAGCCGCTGGTGCAACAGGTTTAACAGGTGCTGAATTAGATGTTATTATCTCACCAAATGGTGGTAATGGATTTAATGCAGTAGAAGAATTAGGTGGTTTTTTTGTAATGTTAAATATAAATTTAGAAGGAACAGAATCAGCAAACTCTGGAGATTTCCATGCTGGTAATGATTTCAGAAAAATCATTTTAATAAGAGACCCAGCAGCTGGTGGTACAGTCGCTTCAGCTTCAACATTAAGAGGAACTAAAGCAGTTAGAATTAACTCAACTCCAACTCCAGGTACTTTTGTAGTAGATGAAGAATTGAATCAAGCAAGTACAGGTGCAGTTGGTAAAGTTGTAGAATGGGACGCAACAAACAGAATTTTATATTACATGCAATCAAGACATAATGACGCCGGTGTTGACTCGTCAGGTAATTTAACAGCATTTTCTAGTACCGAAGTTATCACAGGTCAAACTTCATCAGCAACAGGTACACCGGAAACAAGTGTAACAAGTACAATCAATAACGTTGTATTTTCAGGTGGTTATTCTGCTTCTGAAATAGACCATGATACTGGTGATATTTTATACGTAGAAAACAGAGCTCCGATTCAAAGAGCAACAGATCAAACAGAAAATATCAAACTAGTTATTGAATTTTAGGGAGAATTAAATGCCAAGTCCAACTGACTTTAATCTTTCGCCTTATTACGATGACTTTACTGAAACTAAAAAGTTTCATAGAGTTCTTTATAGACCAGCATTTGCTGTACAAGGTAGAGAGTTAACACAATCACAATCTATTCTACAGAATCAGATTGAGAGATTATCAGATCACGTCTTTGAACAAGGCGCTATGGTTATACCTGGCGATATTTCTTATGACTTAATAGTAGGTTCTGTTAAGTTAACTTCATTTACAGATTCAGCTTCAGTTGGTGTTGTATTAACAGATTTCGTTGGTTTAACTTTTACAGGTGTTTCTTCAGGTTTAAAAGCAAGAGTTGTTAAAACTGTAGCAACAGATGGATCAGATCCAAACACTTTACTTGTTAAATATATAAATTCAGGTACAAATAATACTTCTTCAGCATTTACAGATGGAGAAACTATATCAGCAAATACAACTTTACAATCAACAGCAACAATAGTTTCAGCAGTAGTTAATACCACAGCAGATGGTAGTATGGCCGCTGTTAATGAAGGTGTTTATTACATTAATGGATTTCATGTTCAAGTAAGTAAACAAAATTTAGTACTGGAAAAATATTCAAACACTCCTTCTTATAGAGTAGGATTAATAATAACAGAAAGTTTTATAACTCAAAACGATGATACAACTTTAAATGATAATGCTCAAGGAGTTTCAAATACAAATGCTCCAGGTGCTCATAGATTTAAAATAGATTTAACATTAACTAAAAAATCTTTAACTGCTACAGACGATTCAAACTTTGTAGAGTTATTAAGATTAAAAAATGGTATTATTCAAAACCAAGTTAGAACAACTGATTATGCAATATTAGAAGAAACATTAGCAAGACGAACATTTGACGAATCAGGTGATTATTCAATAAAAGATTTTGATTTAGATTTAAGAGAACATTTACTATCAGGAGATAATAGAGGTATTTACACTTCAGCTGATGGTGGATTAGAAACTAAAATTGCTGCTGGTTTAGCACCAGGTAAAGCATACGTTAAAGGTTTTGAAATAAGTACTATTGGAACAAGATTTGCAGATATAGATAAGGCAAGAGATTTTGATACACAAAACAATTCTAATACTAGATTTGATGTAGGAAACTATGTGTATGTTAATAACGTATATGGTTCTCCAGATATTGGATTTGTTTCAGGTGATGTTGAAGCTTTTAAAAAAGTTGGTTTATATAATACAGCAACATCAGTAAGAGGAACAGAAAATACAGGATCAGGTTCTAATATACCTATAATAGGTCGTGCTAAATCTAGAGGATTTGAATATACTTCAGGTACAGCTACAAACAATATTTTTTCAAGTTCATCATTAACAAGTGCAGTTTTCAAACATTATCTTTTTGATATTGTTATGATGACACACTTAAACTGTCCTAAAAACCAAGCATTTACAACTGGAGAAGAAATTACAGGTGGTACTTCAGGTGCTAAAGGTACTTTTGAAAGTGTATCAACAAATAATCAACATTCAATAACAGCTGCAACAGCAGCTAATCCTGTTGTAATAACTTCTACAAACACTTTAAAAGATGGTCAACAAGTGACAATCAATAGTGTTGGTGGTATGACAGAATTAAATGGTAACACATATACAGTAAAAAATCCAACTAGTTCAAATTTTGAATTAGATGTAAACGGTGGTGGTTTTACTTCATATACAAGTGGTGGTACGGCAGATCAATCAGTTGTTGTTTTATCTAATGTAAACGGAACATTTACAGCTGGAGAAACTATAACAGGTGGCATTTCATCAAACACGGCTGCTATTCAAGCAGACGCTAGAGGATTTAAAGGTGTTACTTCATATGATTTCACATCTACAAAACAAATTGGTATGGCTGGTACTCCGGCATTTACAGCAGATACTCTTATAGATTTTACATACGGAGAAAGTTTACAGATTACAGGTACAATATCAGTTGCAAACAGTAGCAACGCAATTACAGGTTTTGGTACAAAATTTAATACAGAATTAAGAGTAGGTGATTCAATCACATTTACTACAGACGCAGGTACTTCACTAACAAGAATTATTGAAGCTATTATTTCAGATACTTCTTTAGAAATATCTAGTGCAGTTGGTGGTTCAGATGTTTCAACTAAATCAAATGCAAATAGAAATAGAACAACATTTAAAGATTCAGATAAAAACATTTCAATATTCAGATTACCTTATGAAAATGTTAAGACATTAAAAACAACTGTTAACTCTGGTGCTAGTGATACAAACTTTAAAGTTAGAAGACACTTTACAGCAACATTAGGATCAAATGGAGACGCAACTCTTTCAGCAGGTACAAACGAAGTATTCCCTTCTATGGGTGAATATGATTTTTCTGTTTCAATAATGTCAACAGGTTCAGGTGGCACAGGTACGACAGGAGATTTTTTAAGTTTAACTGGAAATAACCATGAAGGTGATGTAATATTTTCATTAACTGGTTCGCCAGTAGGTAAATCAATAATTTTAGATTTTGGTGCTAATTATGCAGGACATAAAATCAAAGTCTTAGCTACTATTGTTAGATCAGTAGTAGAAGAAAAAACAAAAACATTGGTAACAGGATTTACAAGAAATCATACAAGTTTAGCAGATATTAAAAAACAAGGTGGTATGAGATTAAATAAATGTGATATTTACAAATTAAACTATGTTAAAATGGCAACTGCCTTTGGTTCTTATAGTAATAGTGGAGAAATTGATATTACAGATAGATTTACTTTAGACAATGGTCAAAGAGATAACTTCTATGATATAGGTAGAATAACTTTAAATACAGGTGCAGTAGATCCAACAGGTTCTATTCAAATTAGTGTTGATTACTTCTCTCACGGTTCAGGAGATGTTTTCACTGTTGATAGTTATTCAGGCGCTGTTGATTATGCAGATATTCCTTCTCATACTTCGGATACAACTGGAGACACTTATGAGTTAAGAGATTGTTTAGATTTCAGACCAAGAGTTGATGACGAGGCTAGAATTAATAGAGGATACCAGGACCGAGATTATGACGGTACAGGTGCTTCAACTGTAGATGTTGCTAAATTTGGTTCTGATATATCTTCAGATTTAGAATATTACTTATCAAGAATAGATAAAATTTTTGTAGACAAAGATGGTAATTTTCAAGTAGCTAGAGGTGCAAGTGCTTTAATACCACAATCGCCTAAAAATTTAGATGGTGCAATGCATTTATACACTTTAGATATACCTGCTTACACTTTAACAACAGACACTATTGATATTACTAAAGTAGATAATAAGAGATATACAATGAGAGACATTGGTAGATTAGAAAACAGACTTGAAAATACAGAATATTATACTCAATTATCTCTTTTAGAAATACAAGCAGCAAATTTACAAATACAAGACGCCGAAGGTTTTGACAGATTTAAAAATGGATTTTTAGTAGATAACTTTACAGGTCATAGTGTTGGTGACGCAGGAAATTTAGATTACAAAGTATCTATGGATATGGCAAGAGGTGAAATGAGACCTATGTTCCATGAGGATGCCGTACAGTTAATAGAAGCTGATGATGACGGTACTTCAATAACTGCTTTAGATAGAACAGACGCTAAGTATGCAAAAACAGGTGATTGTATGACTTTGCCTTACAGTGAAACAACTTTAATAGATCAACCTTTTGCAAGTAAATTTGTTAACGTAAACCCATTTGATGTATTCTCATGGGCAGGTAATGTTCAATTAACTCCGCCAAGTGATGAATGGAAAGAAACTGAAAGAATACCAGAATTGGTAATTAATAGAATAGGTAGTTTTGATACGTTAGTACAAGGTTTAGGTAATCCAAATTTAACAAGTGTAGCAATAGGTACTGTATGGAATGATTGGCAAGAGTTCTGGTCAGGAACACCACAAGAAGTATCAAGACAAAATTTAGGAACAGTTAGACGTGGTAGAGCAATAAACCAACGTACAAGGATTAATGAACAAGGTCAAATATCCGCAACAAGAACAGGTGTAAGATCAAGAATAGTACCACAAGTAATAAGAACATCAATAGGCGATAGAGTTGTTAGTGTTGGTTTTGTTCCATTTATAAGAAGTAGAACATTAACATTTATAGCAACTAGAATGAAACCTGAAACAAGAGTTTATCCTTTCTTTGATAACATTGACATAGCAAGTTATATTACACCAAACGGTGGTTCGTTAGGTGGCAATTTGGTTACAAATATTAATGGAATGGTTACAGGAACATTTTCAATACCTGATCCAAAAGTGAATAGTAATCCAAGATGGAGAACAGGTCAAAGAGTATTCAGATTAACAAGTTCAGTTACAAACAATTTAAGTACGGCAGTTCAAACTTCAGCAGAGGCTGATTATGTTGCTAAAGGTGCTTTAGATACAGTACAAGAAACAATTATTTCTACAAGAGAAGCTCAAACTGTTAGAGAAAGTACTGTTGAAACAGTTAGTAGAGGAACACAAACAAGAACAAGAATTACCGAAACAACAATAGGTTGGAATGACCCATTAGCACAAACATTTTTGATTGATGACGCAGGTGGTGTATTTGCAACTTCAGTAGATTTATATTTTAGTTCAAAAGATACTAATATTCCGGTAACAATACAAATTAGAGAAGTAGTAAACGGATATCCTGGAAAGAGAATAGTTCCTTTCAGTGAAAAAACTTTAAATCCAAGTTCAGTAAATATAAGTACAGACGCAACAACGGCTACAACATTTACTTTTGACTCACCAGTTTACTTACAAGAAAATACAGAATACTGTTTTGTTGTTATGGCAATGACCAACAATTACAATTGTTATGTTGGTAGATTAGGTGAAAAAGTAATAAATTCAGATAGAACAATTTCTCAACAGCCTTATGCTGGTGTTCTATTCAAATCACAAAATGGTTCAACTTGGACGGCTGAACAAAACGAGGACATTAAGTTTAAAATAAAGAGAGCGGAATTTGAAAACGTAACAGGTACGGTTACTCTATGTAATGACGTTTTACCTACAAGAACATTAACAACAAATGCAATTAGAACAACTGATACGTCTAGTGTAATTAGAATTTCACATCCTAGTCACGGTATGCATGGTACAGCAAACAACGTTACAATTGCAGGTGTTCCATCAGCAACTTACAATGGTATTGTCCATTCAGATATTAATGGAACATATACAAGTATTTCTAATGTAACTTTAGATAGTTACGATGTTACTACTTCAGGAACAGCAACAGCGACAGGAGATATAGGGGGATCTACTATCACTGCTACACAAAATAGATCGTATGATATACTAAATTTGAATTTAGCTACGGTAACAGTTCCAGAAACAAATATAACATATTCAATTAGACCTACAACTGGAAGATCAATTCATGGTAATGAGTCAGAGTTTAGTTTAACATCATCAACTGAAGCAATATCAACTATTGCTGGTGATAACATTTACTTTAATGCACCTAATATGGTTGCAAGTTCTGTAAACGAAACTAATGAAATGTCAGGTAATAAATCTTTATTCGTTAACTTAACGTTTACAACAACAAATACTAAACTATCTCCAGTATTAGATATGGCAAGAGTAAGTGCATATACAATTCAGAATAGATTAAATTCAGCAACTAGCTTTAACACACCAAATTATGTAGCAGATACGGAAGCTAGTGGTACATCAACAGCAGGAGTTTATGTTACTAAACCAATTGTTTTAGAAAACTTATCAACTGCTTTAGATATTAGATTGACTTCAAACGTTAGAGCAACTTCTAGTGTCCTCGTTTATTATAGATTATCTTCTTCGGAAGAAGCAAGAAAAATTGACGATATAGGTTGGACAGCATTTAATAATACAGGTTTAGAAGATACAACTGTTACACCTGCTGAAGATGATGATACGTTTAGAGAATACAAATATAGTGCAAGTGGTTTAAATGAGTTCACTACATTCCAATTAAAAGTTGTTATGAAAGGTACTAACTCATCATACCCACCTGTAATGAAAGATTTAAGAGGTATTGCATTGGCAGTATAAAAATATGGCAAATTATAATACATTAAGAGTTGAAGGATTTGAAAGTCTAATTAAAGATGTAGACACTAAAGCTATTATTAACACTAATAGATCAGAATACAACTCATATATGGTTAGAGTAAAATCAAGAGAAACTAATAGTGATACAATAAGAAGCCTTTGTAAAGAGATAAATATATTAAAGAAAGAATTATTTGAGATTAAGAAAGAGTTAGAAAATAATAGAAAAGGATAATATGCTAGAGAAATTAAAAGCGAAAATGAAAATGCCTAAAATTACGTTACCTAAACTAAAGGTACCAGAAGTTGTTAAAAAAGCACCTTCTAAAGTTATGGGCTTATTTAAAAAGAAAAAAGATTAAAGATAAAGTAGAACAATGGCAGTAAAAAATATACTAGGAACGGATACACTAGAAACATTTAGAACGCAATTTAACGATTTAGCTCTAAATGATTTTGGTGACGCAGCTCTATTACCAGGAGCAGGAATATCAGCAACGTCTGTTGTTGGTGCTGTAGTAGAGTTATCTTCTCAAATAGGTACTGGACAAGGTCACTATATTAGAGACGCAAGCTCAACTATTCAGTTAATTGCTCCAGGTAATACTGTATCTTTTCTAGGTACAAGTAATCAGATTACTGCTACAGTTTCAGGTCCAGATACAGTCACACTTGCGTTTCCAACAAACGTAACAATGACTAATTTAACAGTTAATGGTACTTTAAATGGACAAACAATTACTTTTCCAAGTGCAGCTGGAGAATTAATATCATCAGGATCAATTGATTTAATTACAGAGAGTATGATGGCTGATGACTCTGTCGGTTCAACACAAATGAAATCGCTATCAACTTTATTAATTAAGAATAGTGCTGGTGGTTTATTGAAAACACTACACGCCGCTGGCGTTTAAACAATGAGAATTTATTATGAATATATTATTAACAGGCAGTGAAGGATTTATAGGAAAACACCTTCATAAGCATTTAAAAAACAACGATCACAAAGTAATCCCAATAGACAAATTATCAGGTAACGATTTATTAAATTGTGACCTTAAATACGATGTAGGTTTAGTCATACACTTGGCTGGCCTTTCAGGAGTTAGAGATAGTTTAGATAGACCTACAGAATACTGGAAAGAAAATGTAATTGCAGGTCAAAGACTATTTGATTATTTTCCAAATACAAAAATATTATATGCAAGTTCTTCAACGGCCATAGAGCCTTGGCGTAACCCTTATGCTATGAGTAAATATTCTTTGGAACAAATTGCACCAGAAAACAGTATCGGTATGAGATTTACAACTGTATACGGTCCAGGCGCTAGGGAGCATATGTTGATACCAAGAATATTAAGAAACGATGTACCATTTGTACATACTAATCATACAAGAGATTTTATACATGTAGATGATATAATATCTGCTATTGACACTTTAATGAAAAGTGAATTTACAGGTGTAACAGATATAGGTATAGGAAAATCTTATAATTTGCTGGAGATGATAATGTATTTTGGAATTGATTTCAAAGAAAAAAGGGTAGGTAATGAATTTGAAAGAGAAGATAATACAGCAGATACTAAAATTTTGAATAAACTAAACTGGTCGGTTAAAACTGACCTATACAATTATATAAAGGAAAATAAAAATGTCAATTGAAATAATGAAAAGAGAACATAAAGAAGTAGGATTTGGTGATGAAATGTTAAAATATTTCGTTGACGCTAGATTTACTAGTAGTAAAAGAGATTGGATTGAAGTATTAACTAATGAAAATAAAGAAAGTCTTACATCTACTCACGTTGAGTTTGATGAAAAACATCCATACTTTATATCATTAATGAAAGTTACCAATATAGAAAAAATACATGAGAGTACATATCGTCACAATGAAGAACAAAAAAAAGAATTTGAACAGGTAGCTTTAGCTATTGCTAAAAGAGAGGGTCTTGTACAAACAGATGATACTTCTCCTAATAGAGTTCTTGATTTTATTTTTAATCCTGAAGAAGCAACCGAAGATGAAATGTTTGCTTTAAAGATTGCATTGTTTGAAATAGATAAGATAAGAGATTCTAAAAATCTTGATGGTAAGAAAGCATTAAGAAAATGTAAAACTAGAATTGAATTATTAAAGGGTGCTCTCAATCTTTATTGTGAGGTAAAATAAAATCTGACCACCAACCTTTCCAACCAGGTTCTAAAAGGTGGTTCATTTGACCTAGAGTACAGATACTAAATTCTTTTGGTGGAATTTCATACATATAGTTTTTAATAGAAGGACAAACTTTATCATAGTTTTTGTATTCTATTTCTTTATAATAAAACTCATCACTACCTTTATTATACATCTCCAGGTAACACGTGTCAGCTTCTTTAAATTTTTTCCATATGTGAGAAACATCTCCTGTCCAAGAGACAATAGTTGAGTTTAATGGAGTATGAGCTTCTTCTCTCCACCATAAATCATTTAATAAAGTAAAGTCTTTTCTGAATAAATCTGGTAACTTTTTCCATATAATAACGTCTAAATCAAAGTATAAGTTCTCCCCATCCCGGAACTTATCGTACATTTGGAATTTATTATACCAATTACCGTAAATATCATTTTCAATAACTTCAAAAGAATCATATGATATTCCAGAATGGAAATCTATCATATATTTTAAATTATCAACATGCCATTGTGTAAACTTATTACCGAATCTACAAGCTATTATTCTTCTCATATTACTTCACCATTTTTAAAAAATTTTATATCTTTAATTTCAGATACTAAATCAATATTAGCCCATTGTCCAGATTTTTTAATTTGTTTATATAAATTAGCAAATGAGTTCATATATTTTTCTGGTCCAACACCAGACACTTCATAATCGCCACACATAGATAATACTATCTGTACATGATGTCCTTGTTCAGCCCAACGTAAAGCAGAGTGATCTAATGATTTAAAAACACAACCTGGTAAGTTTTGACCTGCCACAATTACATTTTTAATTTCAGTTCCTAAAATTTTAAATTCTTTTTTAATAAATTTAATGGAGTTAAATGGATTTTCTTTGTCAAATCTATCATATCCCTCGTTGAAGTTTGGTAACTCTAGCCAATAATATCTGTTATTAACTTCAGTAAATAGTTCATTCATTCTAGTATTATAACCATACTCATCTAAATTTTCAGTTACTATACATAAGTCATCAAATTTCGGAGTTTCAAACAACAATTGTTTTAATTTACTAAAACGCAAATCATTTAAAGCCCTATCACCTGATAATAGACTATTGCTTTCAAAATCAATTAAATTCAATAGCGTACAGGTTTTAAGTTTTTTTATAGTGTACATTATGTATCAATCTCTATTACATCACCTATACTTATTTTATTTCCTACTAAATGGATTCTATCTTCTCTTGAAGCATTAACAGCAGTATGTTTTTTAGTCGTATCAATTATATACCAATTACCATCTGCTGGATACCTTTTAACTTCATCATCAATAATAAAGAAACAATTATTATTTGTAATTAAAGGTATATGGAATCTTTTTTCATAATCTTGATGGTAAGTATAACAAGTTTTAGGTTTTAAATTCATCAACCTAGTTCTATATAAATTATGTTCTTTCATAATAGAATTGATATAAGGTATATCAAATATTGGATGTATAAATTTTTTTTCATCTTCGTACTCAAACTTATCATAAAAATTTGTCATGCCACCAACATGGCCGTCTTTAATAGTTTCTGTACCTTGTAAACCTATTTGTTCGTCCCATTTAGGTAGAGTTTTTATTTCTTCTTTTATTTTATTCAAATTTAGCATGAGCTACACCCTTAATTTTGTCATCATCTGGACCAAAATTAGATTTAATCTTTTTTTCAGGTGGACAAACTGTTATTTCTTTAATTCTATTTGGTTGTTGTAAAACCCAATGAATAATACCACAACAATACTCAACACTCATTTTAGGAACATCTTTATCTTGTACTCTTTCTGTATCTATATAACCAAAATTTATAATTGTTGTATCAATTCCATCATTAAATAATTGGTGATTAGCTTCTCTTAAAGCTTTTTTCTCAACACCATACCGATACAGATACGTATAATCACTAGCAAGAGAACCAATATTAATTATTTTTTTCTTTAAATCAGCCGCTTGATATAAAAGATTTACTTGTTCAAATCCATCATGCTTACAGTTAATAAAAATATCACAGTCTTGTAATTTATCCACTGTACCATATTTTTCTACGAGTGCTTTACCTAAGCCACGTCTTGTTCCTGTTATATAGAATCTTTTGTGTTCCATGTTTTTATTTTTTCTGAATAAGGAAGTTTTACAAGAGCCAAGTCTTTATAATGACCCCAACCAAATGGTTTATTAGTACGGATATTATCAAGATACACCGATGTTATTTGTTGATAATATTCTATTTCAGGTTGGACTTTTTGTGTAAAAAAATCTACTACTGTATTAAATTTACCTATATCCCAGCAATATGATCCAATTTCAAGTTGACCAAAAGGTCTAGAGTTAAATTCTTGAAAATGTAGTTTACCATTTTTTTCTTTAGACCATTCTGTTGCCACAATTCTATTCTTTACTGTTATATGTTCTTTTAACTTTTTATAAAAATTTTTTATTATATACATTTCTTCTTTAGGAAACTTGTTGTGTGGAAATTGATACATAAATGGAATATTTTGACCCATTTGAACACCATTTCCTGGCACACCTATAGTATGATTATATATATGATATTCTCCATCATTATCACATAGTACCATTTGAATAATTGAATACTCGTAATTTATATATCTTTGTATAAAATCATTTTTCTTCGGTTGATATTCTCCTTTAATTGCAGATTTATAACCGTCTCCTCCACCACCTTCTCCTGAATCTAATTTTACTATAATCTTATCGCCAGGTTTTCCTTCATCTAACGTAGGTACACCCATTAGTTTACATACTCTGTCTTGTTCTCTTTTAGATGAAAAAAACTTTAAAGCTCTTTTATCAAATTGTGTTTTAGGTTTCCAGTATTGAGAGAGTTCATATTCTAAAACATTTGGTACTTCTTCGTCTCTCCAATTAATAATCATATCAGGTACAAAATCTAAATTTTGAATATAATATTGTGGATCGTATAATTGTTCTCTTGGAAGATATGTAGTATATTTTGCTAATTTTGGACTTATGTTTACACGATATCCGTCCAGTTCAAACATCTTAAAATTAATGCCATGTATTAAACAAAACTCTATTAGTAGTTCAGTTTTTAAACGAGCATTTAATATAAGAATATTTTTAGGTAAAGTTTCCTTATTGACTAACTCGGAGTTCCACCATTTAATTTCATAATCCATAATATAATTTTATAATTATTAATCTTCAAAAGCCCATTGTTTCTCATTACACCAAAAACATTTACCACAATTTTCAAGTGTTTTAGACCAAGCACATGATTTAGTTAAAGGAAGTAAAGTATCCATTAGATTATGTTTTTTAAAAACACCTGCTACAAATTTCTTATCGTTTCTTAAATAAGGTTGGTGTGTAGTTCCACCTGCAGGTATTGTATCTGTCATATCTAAATTGTTTGTTCCTGGATCACGTTTTCTTTCCGCTACATCATAAAATCCTCTTTCTTTTTGTACACTTATCGGAGGATTACAAGTCATAGCCATAACAACTGGTGCGTTATGTTTTAGTGACATTTTTGATCTCTTATCTCTACACTGTAGTGCCTTTGAGGCGCCATTTTGATTTCCCCATATAGAAGCTTCTTTACCATTTACTATAACTTTACCTCTTGGTGATTCCATTTCTATTCTTGCTTTTTCTTGCCAAACTGGATCAGATGTTGCTACTGTAAATATCTCTAGATCATGTAGTTTGGGAAATTTGTTTTGTAACCATTGATGTACTTCTATAGCTCTTTCAGTGTCTATAGGACAGTCTGTATCTTTGACATGAAAAGGGTACATATCTATATTAGGAAAATGAGTTCCTATTAAATATGTAAGTGATGATGAATCACAACCACCTGATAATGATACTACTACCTTTTCTGATGGTCCGTCTGGAAAATTATCTTTTCCAAAAAGGTCAATAGTTTGATTGCCATATGTTAGTTTCATAATATCTCCTTCAAGTATTATTTAATGTCTTGTCTCACGTTGTTTCGCCTTTATATAATGTTCTTCTAGTTCTGGATGTAGTGCAAATAAATCATGTCCTTTTTCCTTACTGAAGCCATTTTCATCTAAATCTTGGCAATATTCAATAGTCTTAATAAATTCTGCTTCATCTTGTTCCTTTTCTAATGATCTTATAATGTTAGGATAGTCTTTATAAAAAGGTATTAATTTTTGTTTTATTTCATATGGTAAATTTTTAACTTGTAAGATTTTTGGATATTCTATAATATAGAACGTATGTGCTATACCCATATCTTTTAATAATGCAATTAGTTTATAATTTTCTAATACACTTAAAAAAGATATTACAGAGTGAATATTAACTCTTGCATTTCTTCTTGCTCTCATTGTTTTTATGTTATCTAAAAGTGAAGGCCAATCTGATTTCTTTCTTATATAGTCATTATATTTACCATAACTATCTATAGATACTTTCATTACAAATTCTTTGAAGTGGTCAAAGTAATCTCTAAAGTTGTAACCGTCCATATCAAATACAGATAAATTTGTTTTGTATATTAAGTCTATACCTTTTGAGTAACCTGTTTTTACTAATTTGTCTAATAGTTTATAATGATTTACCATAACTAAAGGTTCGCCACCAATTAGTTTGATTGATCTAGTATATTTTGCTACAGAGGCAATATCATCTAGATATTCTACATCATCATGTTTTAAAGTATTCATTCTATCACCGTCTTTAGGGTCTAAATCAGGATCATATACTTTCTTTAAGTTTTTTAGAGATATAGTTCTAGTGTTAGCACTTCTTGGTGTACACATATAACAATCTAGATTACAAGCATTACCAAACATCTTCATTTTAATGTCTAATATTCTTTCATCTAAATCTAACTTACCGTCATCTTGAAATTTTTGAACAGCTCTTAATAACTCTGGTACTTTACTATCAAATGTACCTGCTAATATTTGTTCAACATATTTTTGTCTATCTGAACGACCATATTTTGATTCTTGTTTCCAACAACCTGTACAATGATGTTTAAAGAATTTACCATTATAATCCTCTTTTAACATTTCTTTTCTTAAAGTGTTTTGATAGTCAGAAGTATACCATTCTCTTATTGTAGTATCTTCCATATTATGGCCAGTTCTTGCTAGTGCGTCATAGCAAGGTGCAAATCTACCACTTAAACTAGAGAATACATGTGTGAAAGGTAAAGGACAAAACCATAGTTTCTTATCCTTTAACTTTTGTTCAAATTCTTTTTTTTGTTTCTCGTCCATTTACCTATTTATCCACTTACTATACAAAGGGCTGTCTTTTAGTTCGTGAATAACACGATTCGGACCTGTATAGTGTACAATCTTTAATTTTTCATTTGGTTCATCTAACAACATATAATCTGTATCAAATTTTTTTGCATACATCTTGTTCAGATTTATCATATCTTTTCCGTTTTCTGTATACTTACCTAACCATTCTTGTGGTGTATTAGTAAGTTTACTTTTCTTTTCAAATATTTTCCAATCAACATAGTTTTGTTCGCCATAATATTTAAAGTGTACTTTACCTACATTGTAATAATGCAATTGCCAATATTCAGGATTAAGTGCGAAATCATCCCATATATGCTTGAATTGGCCAGATTTAAATTTATAAAAACCACCATTCAAAGGTAATATGTTATTATCTTTTAATCTGTTAGTATGTAATCTTTCATTCCAAAATACACCATATGATACTAACTCATCATCGCCAACTGGATGTCCTATAAGATCATCTACATTACCTACAATAACTTGATCTATATCCATTATAACAATCTCATCACTTGGTTGTTGACCACCAAATAAAGGACTAAAAAATTTTAATTTATGCCAGTGCTTTACAATAGTACTATGATGATTATATGGTAATACTACATCGGCCTTTACGTTAGGGTCATCACTTAAACAAATAAACTGAAAAGGTATTGTACTGTTTCTTTTCAGTCCATCATATAAGTTAGCAACATAATCTGGTGTATACATGCCTTTGAAGTATACAGTACATATTTTAATCATCAATGTTTCTCCAAATTATATCAAACCTTTTATTAATAGCATGTATAAGTTTGGCAGTTTTAGGAATAAAAAGATTTGTATCAAAGAAATAGTGCCAATCTTTATCTAACCATTGTACTGGTACTTTCTTTTCTTTTAGTTTCACAGCAAATATTGTTTCATTATCATAACCAAAGAAATCAGCAATCTTTTTAGGAAATATATCATATACACCTATAAGTCTTGTCATTTCATTAAGAGTTTCTTTAAAATTTGTAAAATATTCTAATTGATCTAAATGTTCTTTATCAATACCTATTATACCTGTATTAATAACATCATTTTCAGGACTTAAACCTTTTTCTATTAACATAGCTTGAGCATTATAAAATTTTGCGTTTGGACTTCTTATTGTTTGTGTTCTTTCTGTAATCTTTTGAATAGGAGATACTCTTTCATTATTATTTAAAACACAAACACCTTTTGATAAATCCCAATGGTCAAAAAAGTTTTCGTCTGTATTAGGAACAACATCAAAGTCTAGGTATAATACTTCATCATATTTTTTACTATACTCATATAGTAAATGTATTTTAAAAAAGTTAACTATATTATAACTTGTAATTTCTGGATAATTTTTTCTAAAGTGATCGTAATATTCTTTATATTCTTCATGCATAAAAAAGTCTACGCCTATTTTATCAGCATATTCTTTTTTACAATCTATTAGTCTTTGGTAATGAGTTTCAAATTCATTTTTAGTATTAATATTTGTAAACTCTGTTTCTGGTTTCTTTATATGTTTATCAAATAAGTCTAACTCCTCTTTAGGTATATTAATATACAAGGAGAATATAACTCTTTTCATCCTACTCCTTATAGTGTGCTGGTGTATCTGTTTCCAGTTTACCAATTAATAAAAATCTTGTTCCTCTATAGTCTGTTACCTTTTCTTCAGCAAGAACTGTTGCCGTATCTGGTAACTGTTTTTTAAAATCTTCTATTGTATCTACACAGTTTATATGTCCTTCAATATCATACATGTTATTAGATGTAAAAGCAAAGTAAGAATTTATTTCACTTAAAATCTTTAAGTCTCTCATAGGTTTCATATGTTCACAAGAAGTATTAATAATTAGTTTTGTTCTTTTAATTCTATTAGAATCTTCAGCCCATTCAAAACAATCTTTAGATACAAAATCAAGTTGTTTATATCCAGGATATATTCTATACTTGTTTCTACTAATAACTTGTGGGTCTAAATCTATGGCCGTAATTCTTTTAACTTCGTTATAAAAAGCAGGTATTAATATACTACCATACCAACAACCAAAGATAGCTATATCATCTTCTTTTTCTAATGGTACTACCTTTTTAATGTGTTCTATAAGTTTTAATTTAGTATTGAATTGATTAGGACTTAATGAATCTAATAGATCATCATTCTCTCTAATCTCACTCATTATATTTTTTAATAAATTTAAATCTAACATACTTCTTCCATTGCCCATTCTCTTTCTCTACACCACCAACAGGTTCCACATTTTCCACCAGGTTTTGTACATGATTCAGTCATTTCATTTAAAACATCCATCATTTTAAAATCTTTATAACATTGTATTATAAATCGTTTATCAATAAATTTAAATGGTGCATTAGGTACTTCTTCATTTACATGATTATACCACTTCCTTTTTTCATTGGGCAGTTCATTTAAATCTTCTGAATCATAATATCCTTTTATTCTTTGTATTGATTGTGGACTAGGTACCTTATTGTATTTTTTTATCATATCTTGTTGTGCTTTTAAAGGAGGACCTTGTGAAAGTGCTACAATTGTTATACCGTTATGATTTCCAATTACTTTTTCTTCAATTAAATCTCTTAATGGGTGAATATAAAAATTTTTATCTTTAGTTGATTCAAAAAGAATTTTATTTCCTTTAAATGGCAAATCTTGTTTAATTATCTCATCTTCTAATACTATACTATCTCCTGTACCTGTACCTAGAACAGTTTTTTCATTACTTAAAGTTTTATAAACCACCCCCATTGGCCATCTTATTACACCTGGAAATTTATTTTGCATATATTTTATAATGTTTGGCACATTTTCAGAATCGTGTGGTATATCAATATCGTAACCATTATATGGTTGTATAATAATATTTAATTTTTCCTTTTGTATAGTTTTTGCAAGCAAATAACATAACATAGTGCTATCACATCCGCCAGACATAGATATGGCTATAGTTTTATTATTAAAATTATATTTTGAATTTAATATATCAATTTCACCAAATTTATTTTTATAAATCATTTTCTTACCACATAATCATTAATAATTAATATATCTAATCCTGTTCTTTTAAAAGTTCTTAATGCATTTTGAGGTGTTTCTACTATAGGCTCTTGACAATTGAAACTTGTATTAAGCAACATAGGAACACCAGTGATAACACCAAACTCTCGTATAAGTTCATAAAATTTATTATTATCTTCTTTGTTAACTGTCTGTATTCTAGCAGTACCATCAACGTGAGTAATTCCAGGTACTACTGATTTTTTATCTTTTTTTACTTTACATATTCTTGACATATAAGGACTAGGACTATTTGTCTCAAAATATTCTTTATAATGTTCTTCTAAAACTGCTGGAGCGAATGGTCTAAAATCTTCTCTCATTTTTATTGTACTATTGATAATATCTTTTATTTCTGGATTTCTAGGATCAGCTAATATACTTCTATTACCTAATGCTCTGTTACCACTTTCTGATTTACCTTGAAACCAACCTACTATCTTACCATCGGCGATTTCTTGTGCTATTTCTTTATAAGACGTTAATTTTTTTTCGCCTATATACTCGTATGATTTGCCGGCATATACGTTAGACTTGTGTACTCTATTGTTTATTGTATATTCAGCATGTTGATAAGTACCAATAGCTTGGCCTTCATCACCAATTGCAGGTGGAATAAAAACATTATCCCATTTTTCGGTAAACATTTCATTTACATAACCATTGTAAGCAACACCACCAGCAAGACAAAGATTATCGGATGTTTTTAATGGATAGATATGTTCTTTA